TTGTCCGCTAAAGTTTTTACTTTTGTTCATATATCTGGTTTTGTCGTAAAAACAAGATATAAATAAGCGGGAAATTCAACTATGAAAATCCCGCTTTGTTTTTTCTTTATCGGACACTAATGAAAAAAAGTATAATCTACAGACTTTTGAGAAATTACATAGTCGATGTATTAGAAGAAGATGATAACATATCATCTGGAGAAATATTTTTACAATGGAATCAAACAATGAGTTTTGAAAGCGTTCTTAGAAACAGTCTCGAATCTTTCAAAATATTATATCAATTGAATTATTCTCTTTGGAAAATAAGTGATTTGCAAGCAAAGAAGAATAAGGCGATTTAAGACCATTTGAAACAATAGTGTCATGAATGTGTGTCTTTTGCATAATCTTTGAAATACGGAGCGAATAAACATTATTTGAACGGTAATGAGACCACAGACGACTGACAATAGACGACTGTATTCGATGCGGTGGTCTGCGGTCTGTGGACTGTCGTCCACATGGGTGGTCTATCTTCGAATTTTAGAATATAACATTCCCTTGTTATTTTTGGGCGATGGCGGTTTCTAAAAGTAATATTCAGCGCAAGTATGATCAGATACGCAAGCGGTATATGGAGATGAAGGCTGTCCGGGTGAATGGAGTACAAAAATACACTTCATCTTATATCATCAGTATATTGGCGAATGAGTATTTCTTAGAAGCTGCTACTATAGAAAACATCATTTGGACTAAATCGTAAATAGCTCTGGAGCTTCGTGTCCAGGAAAGGACATGGTCTCTTCTTTCATGGCTTCATAGTCTCTCATATTGCAAGAAAAGCTTTTCACATACAGATTGCCTGCGCTTCCAGTATCTACTGGTCGAGTGGATGTGTGGCGCATCTCTGAAAAATTCTGTCCTGAATATCCGTGAAAGTGCTTGTGTAAATCATCTAATAGCTTTAGGAAATTGAGTGCGCTACTTTGGTTATAGCTTCCTTTGAAGGTGTCGGCAAAGGTCTCATAGTAGAGATAGAAATCCACTTGGATATTTGCATCTTGAACTTTCAATCCTAGATCAGTCCCTGAGAGTGTACGAAAACTTAAAAATACTGCAGGTGTAGGAAATGGATGTTCTTCTTGTAAAAAACCTACTTGATTGTGCCAAAGGTCTATCCATTTGATAGCGGACAGTTCAGAGGTGATTCTGTTAGATATTTCGGTATACGCTTCAGTGAGTATTTGCATGGCTATGTATTGAAAATTTGTTGACTAATTTTTTTCGCTATTCCTTCAGACATTAAGTCCATCACTTTCTTATTGAGTTCGGCTGATTCACCTATGAATTGACGTTGTGGGATTTTGATGGTTAGGGTGGACTTTTTGGTGAGTGCCATAAACTTCCACTTTAGGATGTCGTCAGGTAATCCTGAAGCATAAGCAGAACCACGACTCATTTGCATAAACATTGCCCAACAAAACTTTCTGAACTTATCTGTTACCGGTATTGTAATCGTGCCTCCAGTATTATGAATTTCGGCATAAGGAATGGAGCTATCTACTCCGATAACGATATTGTCCACGCTATTGTCCATGACATGAATGCTATTGCGCAATCTGCTTTGATCTCTTAGTACAGGATGTTGTTCTTCATCTTTTCGTTTTGGCCAGGAGATGAAGGAATGATCAGTAAAACCACCCTTATCAAAGCTTTGTTTGAAAAAACGTACAGCAATCAGAGCTACATGTTTGTGCAAATCTTTGGCTACTTCACGCCATAGCTTGTCAAATTCGGGTGGATTGTTTATTTCATTCATAAGCTATATCTTTGTATTGAGGCGCGGTGGAAGTAATCTTGCAAAAGATGAAACTCCAAGCCTCCTTTTTATTTTGGGTAGTTCTTGATGGATAAATTGGAGATTTGTTTATTTCATTCATTAGATATATCTTTGTATTGTAGCGCGAGTTGAAAAATTCAAGCCACAACCATAAGGCAGGCTTTCATTAGTCTGCCTTAATTTTTTTCAATAACTCAAGTACTACTAAAGGTTCATCTATCACCTGATCTGCAGTAAACATCACTGCTTTACCTTTGTGCTCAACAATAATATCCTTCACCCATCTTTTATTGAAAGCCATTAACTTCCCTTTTAATTTTCTGACAAACATTCCAACTTCCCAACTTGGGAAAAGCATCATATCAAAAAGTATAGAAACCGCTTTCTGTTTTTCTAACTTATTAAAGCCTGCAGTTATTCCATTATAGCCTTTTATCTCTTTTCGATCTCCTAGATTTCCATTAATGGTATATTCTGGGTTCTTTTCTCCATCGATATAACTATGCAAATTGATGTGCATTTGGACTTTTATATTGGTAATCGCTACAGTAGCGGACTTTACGTTTTTCTTTAAATCTGTAAGATCAGCAAATATGCTCATTGTCAATGTCCCTTTATCAGTCAATAAATGAAGAGGTTCTGCAGTAGTTTTAGATAGTTCTAGCGATAATTTCAGTTCTTTACCGGCATCTTTAACAAGTGCAAAATAGTTTTCTCCTTCTTTAAATACTTGTCCTGATATGCCTGTGTTGATTCTAAACTCCTCTTTGACATCGGGAACAGTTTCCGGAATGATGGACAAGTCTGCATTTTCTTTGGTCTGCTCTACAAAGCATCTGCATCTCCAACCATTAGGTGGATAGTAGGATTGCCAAAACGGATGATCTATTGGCACTATCAAACCTTCCAGTGCTCGATGCTCGTCTCTGACTCTATCGTCCTCTTGAGTGCGATATTTTAGGTTTGGATATCGTTTTTTATTCTCCTGAAAAGTCTCCCAATTATTAGCATGATATCCAGCCTGTTTGGCGGTTTGGTATTCTGCTTGCAGATAATTTAGATTGTATTTGCTATTGAGTTTTAGAGCTTCAGTTTTAAAATCATTCCAGGAAAGTATCTTGCCATTTTTAGTGAGTGCATTATTGAGCTCCTGAAGCTGAGCGTAGGATTTAGCACCCGAGAATTTAAAAATGTTTTGTTGCATTTTTATCGCTACTGGATTGGGTAGTCCGTCCTTATCTACTTTCAACCAATCTTTACCATAACCTGTACTTGCACCTTTATTGAGTTCGTTAAAGGTTTCTTTGACTAATACAGCATTAAGGTTTTCAGGTTTTAATCTGCCTTCATACGCCTCTCTTGCTAATTTTTCATAGACTTCTTTCCAGCCACTTAGATCGATAGCCCTAACATCTATCTGCTCATCACCACAGCATTGTTCGTGATAGAAATCGTGTATTTTATTCAGGGAAACTGCAAGCTTTAACTGAGCTTGCTTATTTACTTTTTTTCAGTAGCGACCCCACCTCCAAAGGTCGAAGGCTTGAATCCTAAAATTTTCACACCAGTTCTTTTTTCGATATATTCAGGATCGACTTCAAAACCTGCAGTACAAAGCAAAGCCACTTTTTCTATGAGCATAGCAGGTTCAATTTCATAACTATCGTCCCAATCAAAGTAATGACCTTGCAAAGGTGCATATACTGGAGATATCTTCAACAGCCTTGGAATTAAGTCTTGGTTGATGATGTATTTGATTCTAGTCTTATCAGACTCATGCCTGTCATTGGCTACATCTTGATGCACTTTTGCAGAACCGACATAGCTTTTTTCATCATTAGTTCCTGTAGCTCCAAGTATTTTCTTAGATAGCTCGGAATTGACTCTTTCAATGAGCTGGTCAAAAACCTGATTGGCATCCGTTCCAGGTGTGTCAGCCAATTCAATCTTTTCAGTTCCCTGCAGAACTGCCCAGTGACCTGATATCATGCCTTGCATCATGGTTTCCAATTGACGGATTCTTTTACTATCCATACTATCAGTAGTCACCCAACGAGGTGGAATTCCATATTTCTCAATATAATCTAACCATGCACCAAAGGCAGTCTTTTTGAAGATCACTACAGGACCGACATCTTTTAGTATTCCGAGATCGGTATTTTCTCCAATTTGCAAATAGTAATCTTTTAGATAGCCTTCTTTATATGACCAACCGTTGGTATCACCTGAATTCTTCAGTATTAAACCTTTTGAAGGATTGATATTGATGATAGGTATTTCAGTGATTTTACGTAGATGAAGAGCTTCATCTAAGTCCATCAATTCTAGCACTTTAGTTCCATCAAATAGTTCTCTTATTGCCATCTCATTGAAATCTTCAAACCATGGTTTTTGAAAAAGTGTAGAAAGCTCTTCATTGATTTCATTGCTTTGCCCATTTCTGAATAAAAATTTAGATCGTTGTACACGAAGTATTCTCGTTTCTATACAGCTACTTAAATGATTGTCTAACATCAATGACTGATAGTTATTCACTAACAATTCTCTATTAGGTGACATTGGATCAGAAGCTAGCAGAATTGCTTGTTTCCAAGTATTTAGCGTTTCAACTCTTAACGATCTACCTTGATAGGTGATTTGATTAGATATTTTATCATCAGACCTCAAAACAGATTCTACTCTGATGCGACTTTCAGGAATAAAAGACAGTATTTTAGAAGTGATGGCTTCTTTAAATTGTTGGTATTTGCTCATAAGTATAAATCTTTATTGGAGTTATTTCCCCAAGGAACAATAGATTGATTGTGTACATCATCTTCCTGAAGTACTGGTAAATCTGTAGGAGCTTCTTTACCATCTCTCACGTCATTGAGCCATTTTAAAGCCCATTCCCAGTCTTCTTTAAAATCAACTGGTACTTTCCTTGCAGCGTTTCGTCTGATCAGGTCGTACAAGACTAGTATCACTAATACTTTAATAATCAGCTTGTGTCTGTCAGTACCAGCAGCTGCGAAAATCAATTCTGTATCATACCTGTTACCGAGCTTTGACGATACTAATGCGATATTGCTATCCTCAATGATATCGAGTGCTTCGCTATTATCATTTTCGCTTTCAAGTAGTAAGGCTGAAAAGATGTAGCCTTTGACATCTTCTATGGTTAAAAACTTCATATCAATATTGGTTTCTACTTACTGCTCTGCCTACAGTAGGTGCTGAATAATTATAAAATCTGATGTGCTTAGATAAATAGCTAATGGCTTGTTCATCTGCATCAGGAGCATCATCATGACTTTTATAGCCGGGTTCTATTGAATAGAGCTGAGCCAAACCTACTTGCGTATCATTATGACTTTTAAGCTTTTCATTATACCATATCCTGGCATTCTGATAATAGACCTTCAGGGATAATATCCTATCGTATTTGTGAGTACGAGGCGTATCGACCTTGACAAGATTGAGAGTGACTCTGTGATCCCTTTCAGCTTCCATGATTGTTCTCTGCACTTCATCGTTCCAAAACTGCGACTCATATCTCCAGTGAATCATCACTGTAGGTGGTAGCAACTTTTGAAATTCACACATCCAATCTAATGCAGCTCTCATTTTAGATTGCTTGACAAAACTGTTGACATAATAGAAATCAGTTTCTTTTAATGCCCAAATTCGCACAGCATTATAATCTGCAGTACTTGTTCCGGCATAGGCAATGTCCCAATGTCCAACAATCAATAACATCGTACTTAGTGCAGGAAGTTTACACCACTGAGTCTCTTCCTCTTTGAAGATTTCACCTTCTACGTGTGGTGTGTTATTATACTCCGCCATAGCTGGAAGCGTTCCCAAATCCTCTTCTACAAGTTTGTAATAATTTGCATCATATTTCTGATGCCAAGTAGGTTTATAGGTCACAGGATCGTATGCATTGATTCTTTGGACTTTCCACTTTGGGTGCTTGATTTGTAATTCAGATTGAATCATCCGTGGAGCAAATCTGTTGTTGCTGTAGGTGAATCTTCTGAAAGTTCCGTCCATCGTTGGGATTAAATCCCTTTCAATCCATCTGACCATTTCATTTTGGCGTTTAGGATTCTTATTCAGAGCTTTATCCTCCAAGTCATCACAGCTGATATGTGTAGGTCTAAGGCTTTTGATTCTCAAACCTCTTACAGATTGTCCCATTCCTAAAGCTTGACCGATAAATCCTGATTGAGTGATGAAAAATCCATCTTCCCAAGTACCTTGTCTTTTTTGCTCACCAAAGTCAGCAATCAGTTTAGGATTGGCTTCAAACTCCGCTTTGATATCTTCCAGTAATTGCTCAGCTTTATCATAAGAATTACCAATAATGACCAAATAGGTAGGATCACCATTGATCCATCTCCAAAGTGGAATAATGATATTATTCCAAACCGACTTTGCTAAGGCACGTCCCCATTCTGCAAATCCTCTAAAAACTTTGTCTTTTCCGACCATGTTTGCCCACTCAATCTGAAAGTCTGCACTTTCGGAAGTGGCATAATGAGGTAAATATTCTTGTACAAAATATCTAACATCTTTTTTGGCTTTGGCTATACGGATAGCTTTTTGCTCAGGACTATCACCCGATACAGGTATGACACCTGAACGAATGAGATCTATTTTTTTTAGATACCTTTCTACTGATAATTTATCCTTAACCTTTGCCATTATTACTTCTTAGGACTCGCTTTTACAAACTGCTCACTCAATCCCTTGATAGGCTTATCGCTGTAGGTATAAGTGATTTTATTGTGTCTGAAATTGAAATACATATTTTCAATCCATACTTGAATTGGAGCATTACGATACACTTCTCCTTTACCTCTTAAAGAAGGACCTTTACCTTTTGGCAGTCGAAGTGGTTGACCGGGTTGTAGTAATGCACCTTTTCTGATAAAGTATGCACCAATCTGTAGTTGAATCCTTGCAATCAAAATCTTTCGATTGGTCATGAACCATTTTGCTTTAGCAACTAGAGCGTTTAAATGCGATTTTAATGTCATTTTATTGGTATTTAATTTGAACTTTTCTAATATGGTTTTCTTGAAAATCTAATAGAGACATGTACAATTTGGGATAAGTATCTCTCAGGTCTGAAAAGATATCGTCCATCACTTGCAAGTAGGTTTCAAAGCTGGTAGCATTGGATTTGTCTAAGTTCATCAGTGTCTTATTCCACTTTGAAGCCTCATCAGCTTTAGAGATAGCTTCAGAGCGTAGAGCTGCAATTTTTTGTACTTCATCAGGATCACATTCTATGATATCCTTCTCGATTTCAATACGTCTGTTTGCAATAGCAGCTATCACTTGATTGATTTGCTCTTTCTGCTTTTTGATGGAGTTGACTTTCGTGTCTCTTTCAATCCTCCAGCCGTATTTGCTAATCCAGCCACCAACCGTATTTTCTTGTACATCAACGATTTCGGCAATTTCTTTAGCTGATTTCAACTGGTCAACAAATAGAATTTTAGCAGTTCTTCTTTCAGATGTTTTCTCCTTACCCATATACAAATGTGAGGAGGCTATTTAAATACTAAAAAAAAGATTGTTTTCATGGGGGTATTTTACCCCTATTTTAGGGGTAAAATACCCCCATGAAAAATTCCTGATTTTTCAGAGTAAAAAACATCATGCAGTTTTGGGGTATGAAAATGGTCGCAGTAGTTGGAAATTCATCAGGGCAAAGAGCCTTAAAAGTGATAGCTGAGGTACAGGCGAATGTGGCTGTATTTAAGATATCTGGTAGGATTTCACAATGGTCAGAATCTAATGTAGAAGCCTTTGAAGCCAAGGTGGATGAAATCATTAAGCAAGGAGTGACTGATTTAGATATCTATCTCAATACAGAAGGTGGTTCAGTACTAGTAGCTAATGAGATTGTCAACCAGATGAAGAGATTTACTGGTACTATCAGAGGTCGAGGCGGTGCAATAGTAGCGAGTGCAGGAACTTATATAGCAGTACAATGCCACTCTTTTACCATGGCTAAAAATGGTCTATTTATGATTCATAAGCCGATGACCTATTTTGAAGGCAATGAAGATCAGGTGGAAGCCGATTTGAAACTATTGAAAAACCTCACTGCTGACTACAAAGCACAGTATTCCAAAAAGACCGGTATTTCAGAAATAGAAATAGAAGCCTTATGGTCTAAAGGTGATTACTGGATGAATGCGTATGAAGCCAAATCTAAAAAGTTTGTGGACAGCATAGAAGGTGAAGAAACCATTACTGAAGAAACAACAGCACTACTTAAAGCTTGTGGTGCACCCAATATTCCAAAAATTACTAATTCTAAAAAAACCATGGAAATTAATCCAACCGACATTGGCTTACCTGCTGATGCTTCATCAGAACAGGTACAAGCAAAACTCAAAGATTTGAGAGAAAAATCTGCTGAAGCAGATCGCTTTAAAAGAGAGCAAAAACAAAAGGATGATCAAGAAAAATCAACAAAGGTCAAAGCCAAATTGGATGCTGCTGTTTTAGCTAAAAAAATCAAAGCTGATCAGTATAGCAAATGGCAAGCATTGCTTGAAAGCGACTTTGAAGGTAATGGCGAACTCTTAGATAGTATTCCTGGAGTCGAAGCAATCAGCAAAAGTATTACTGGAGCTCCTGAAGGACAAGAGGATCGTTCAAAATGGACTTATGCAGACTGGATAGACAAAGATCCTGAAGGGTTAAACTCTATGCGTACTGAAAAAGAAGCGGAGTTCAATAAACTGATGGACGCTTATTACAAATAAAAATATCAAAAAACAACTACACAAAAACCGAGAGTAACAACTAAAATAAAACTCCATCAACTTTTTAAATTTATGAAAACAATTTTCAAATTTTGTTTCGCAATAGCAGCTATTGCCTTAACATTTACCATTGTATCTGCATTTTCAGATAAAGAAGGTATCCAAATGGGTGCAGTGGCACTCAATGTATTAGCAGAAAAAGAGTTAATCAAGCATTTCAGACACGAGGATTCTTGGATGCAGGAAATACCTGATAAGAACGCTTGGGTGAACAATGATGTAATTAAGTTAACTGAAATCGGGGCTGATCCTACTGTACTGATCAATAACACAACCTATCCAATATCAGTAGTCGGACGAGTAGATGACAGTGTAGCTATCAGTTTATATAAATTTGATACCGTAAACACTGCAATTACTGATGATGAAGTCAATGCGCTTCCTTATGATAAGTCAGGATCAGTTCAAGAACAACACAGAGAAACTTTAGAAGAGAAAACTGCTGAGATGGGATTACATAGTCTTTCTCCAGCATCAAATACTGCTAATACTCCAGTGATTCAAACTACTGGTGCTACAGTTGGTACAAGAAAAAGATTGACAAGTGCTGACTTGATTAACTTCAAAAAGAGCTTGGACGACTTGAAAATCCCTCAAAAAGGAAGAATATTAGTTCTCTGTTCAGAACATATTGCAGACTTATTGATAGAAGACAAAGCCTTTTCAATACAGTATCATAATGTTCAATCAGGTGTGATTAGTAAGAACTATTACGGGTTTAAAATTTATGAAACGGTTTATGCGCCAGTATATCATACTGATAGCGTTAAGAAAGCTTTTGCAGCTGCACCAGCTGGTACTGATAGACAAGCTAGTATTGCATTTTTTGCACCAAGAACTGCTAAGGCTAGAGGCTCTGTTAAAAGATACTTTAGTGATGCGTCTGGTGATCCACAAAATCGCCAAACTGTAGTAGGATTTAGATTATACCATATAGTTATTCCGACTAAAAATACAGGCTTTGGAGCAATCTTAAGTGCTATTGTTTAGTCATCTGAAACATTATTAAAAGCAAGAAAAGCGTAAGTCGTGAATCAATTTTCTGATACCATCTTGCAACTCCTTTCTGACATACTACCTCCAGCAGCTTCTGCTGCATTGGGGTGGTATATCGGAAAAAGGAAAAGCAAAGCTGAAGCTGTCAAATCCGAAGTGGAAAACATTGGCGAAGGCTTAGCTCTATATAGAATCATGATAGATGATTTAAAAACTCGTCTGCAGGTTTTACAAGATGACATTAGAAAGCTTGAAGTTGAATATTCTGATCTAAAAAAGAAGCTTGAAATTAGCGAAACAGACAATGCCAAATTAAGAAAACGAATTGTAGCACTCGAAAAATGCAATATCCAATGAGAATAATCAAAGACATATTTATACACTGTTCAGCAGGTTATGGAGATGTAGAGGCTATCAAGAAGTTTTGGTTGACTTCTAAATCAAAAGGTGGACTAGGATGGAAAAGTGTTGGTTATCATTTTTTTATTTATGAAAATGGAAAAATTGAACAGCTTGCTGATCTATCAGAAATCACCAATGGAGTATTAGGCTTTAATCAGAATGCTATTCATATTTCTTATCAAGGTGGAGTAGAGCGTGGAAATGTAAAAAAAGCCAAGGATACCAGAACTCCTGAACAAAAGAAAGCCATTATTGACACGATTCATACATGCTTACAAGAGCTTAAAAAATATCAAGACGTTTCCAATATCAAGATTAGAGGACATCGTGACGCAAGTCCAGATAAAAATAAAAACGGTGTTATTGAATCCTGGGAACGAATAAAAGAGTGTCCATCATTTGACGCTATTCCTGAATACAAAGGTATTTTATCCAAAATGTTGATTGTATTTCTTTTATGCACTTTCCCATTTATTGGATGTAAATCCTCAAAAGAAATCAAAAGCACGACTATCGTAAATGATAGCACTTCCACTTCATCTACTTACCAGGAAAGAGATACCAATATAGTAGCTCCTCCAGATCGTGCAACTACTTTTATTCAATGTGAAGACAGCAATGCATTTGTCTATACTGATTTAGGAAGAGTGCAAATAGATACAACTCCTGTAGTCATTAAAGGGCATAAACAAGCCTCTATGACGTTGCAAAAGATACCCGGCACTTCTATGATTAAAATCGATTGTGAATGTGACACACTAGGTATTCAAGCCAAAATTAGAGACTCATTTGTAACTACTAATCAGTCTAAATCATCACACAAAACAGAGTACGTTCAAGTCAAATACATTCCTAAGATTGTGAAAATCTTCGCATGTATAGGTGCGGTTTCTGTGCTATGTGTAGGACTATTTTTTTCATTTAAAATCATAAAATTAACTTTATGAGCACTATAACATACAATATAGAAGAGCTAAAAGAAAAGGCTCAAAGCATTGCAGAGTTCAACAAGGTAGATAAAATCCTTGCTACTGCAGATGGTCAATTCTTTTTAGAAGCGGATATTAATGCAGCTCGCTTTCATGCCAAAAAGAACGGCTATGAATTGCATGAATTAGTCTACGCAACAGAAGCAGCTTCGCCAGTTCCTGAAAAGAAAACCTTTGAGGAAAGAATCGCTAATATCAATTTGATAAGTGATATCGCTGAGATTGAAAACCTTGTAAAAGGTGAAAAATCTAAACAGGTATTACAAGCAGCTTCAGAAAGAATTGAAGCTATTAAAGCCGAAGATACTTCGGATGAACGTAAAAATATTTAAGCAATGGGATTTGAAGGACCTATTATTAATAAACTCAATGGCGGACTAGGTCGAACTAATCCTCCAGGAGACGCCAGCTTTGGATTAGTTATTTCCAATCCTGACGCATTACCCAGTGAAGTAACTGCTGGTCAAGTAGCTAAGCTATGGTCTATCAAGGATGCTGAAGCTTTAGGGATCACACCATCTTATGACAGCACTAATAAAATGTTAGCGCATTACCATATCGATGAGTTTTTCAGATTAGCTCCTGATGCTGAATTATTTGTACTATTTGCAGGCAATAAGAATCAAAATGAAATCTGTACGATGACATTGGGTGCTTCAACTATTCATGATCTTATTTTGAGTGAAGAGGCAGCAAGAAAAATCAAATATGTAGCTATCGTCCACAATCCGGATGATGAGTATGAAGCTGATACTGAAGATGATAATATTGACAGTACTGTTTTATTAGCGATTCCAAAGGCTCAAGCCATCATCGATGACTTATTTGCAAACAAAATCTTCATTGACGGTATCATGTTAGATGGTCGCTCATTTGGGATTGATGCTCTAACTACTGCTCCTAATCTTAGATTATTGAATGCAGGACAAGTTTCAGTATGTATCGCATGTGATCCATTGATTAGAGCTTTGGATGCAGCTTATATTGGTCACTCAGCTATTGGTTCTGCACTTGGGATGTTAGCAGTAAGACAAGTCAACGAAAATTTAGGATCAGTAGATATTAAAAACAAACCTGCAGTCAAAAAAGGACGAAGAGATTATCCATTGGGTAATGGTATCGTCTGGAGTACTGCAATACTTTCAGGTGGTAAAAAGGTATCGACATTGACGGAAAGTCAACAAAAAAACTTAACCAATTTAGGGTATGTTTTTGCTGGAAGCTATGAAGGTTATGCCGGCATATTCTTCAACTCTTCACCTACCTGTGTAGAGAAAGCTTCGGACTATGCCTATATCGAAAACAACCGGACTTGGAATAAAGCTGCTAGAATCATTAGACAGGTATTAATTCCAAAAATGAAGTCCACTCTTAAAAAAGATGCTTCAGGAAATATCTCTGCCTCCAGTGCTGCTGGAATGGAAGCTATTGTTAATTCGGCTTTGAAAGTACAAATGGTCGATGAAGATGAATGTTCTGCAGCAGGATGTTATATCAACCCGGCTCAATCAGTGAGTGAAGAAAATCCATTAAAAGTAATGGTCAGCATACAAGTAGATGATATCATTCATTCTATGGAAGTTGACTTAGGCTTAACTACTCAAATATCATAACAACATGTCAGCAACTATTATTAATAAGTTCGGAAAAGTCACTGGATGGAATAGCATTACTGTTCACATGCTAGGTAGAGATTTGGAAGGAATCATGGAAATCGCCTACGATGACACTGTAGATATCGAAGGAGTCAAAGGTGCAGGAATGTTCGATGTCGGCTTTGGAGAGTCTAACTATACCGCAAAGGCTTCTATTACAGTATTAGTAGAAGAAGTGAGAGCATTGATGTCTTCTCTTGCACCGGGTCAAAGACTTCAATCTATTCCTCAATTTCCTATTGTAGTACAATATGAATACAATGGCAAAATCTATACTGACACTATTGATCAGTGTAAAATAAAAGGTCCTGGAATAGATGTCAAACAGGGTGATAAATCCATCAGTGTAAAGTTGGAATTATACACGCCTCAAATCAAATGGAACACTGGAGGCGGTGCTTCATTGCCAAGTGTAAGTATTTAAGCATTAAAATAAAATCATGCAAACAGAAGATTTAAGACCCAAAACATTCGCTGAAATCACGCAGGATCATATCCTAGATTGGAAGCAAAAAGGACGTGAAAACCTTAGAGAAATATCCGTCCCATTAGATGATGACATATTGGATGATGATCATACAGCCAAGTTTATCATTTGCTCACCATCGAGACCAGTACTGAATTCAGCAACTAAATATAGTGCCGAAAAAGACTTTGATAGAGCTAATAAAGTACTGATTCAAAACTGTTTATTGGGTGGTGATTTTCAGCACTTAAATGTATTGAGAATCGAATTAGCAGTATTAGAGAAAATCGGTCAAACATTGGACACTAAATCCACGAAGGTAAAAAAGCTTTAAGCGGGTACACTTTACCTGAAGACGAAGATGCACCCGGTTGGATTGACAAGATCAATGCAATTCTTAGGGTGCATTTTGGTATAAGTAACCCAGACTCGCTCTCAGACGAAGAGTGGGCTAAATATTACCAAGACTATATGTGGGTCAAAGATTTTGAACTCAAAAGATTAAAAAATATCATTAAAACTGCCATAGCAGAAACACATTCAAAATAATGAGCGCAGTCACCACCACCTGGATCATGAACCTAGCAGATCGCATCAGCGGTCCTGTAAGAAATCTTACTAGAAACGTAACGGTTGCTACTAATATTGGTGATCGAATGAATAGTATTTATTCTAGGAGTGAGTCGATTCTTCATAGACTTGGAAGTGCTGCTATGGGAGATTCTACTAAGTTAAAACTAATGAAGAATGATTTTGTAGATGCAGCTTCAGAAATACCCGGATTCGATAGAGCCGTAAGGTTAATGAAAAATCCATTCACAATGTTAATAGGTGCTGGTGCAGGTCTAGCCTTTGCCACCAAGAAAGCTTATGATTTCAATAACGGCATGGCTGAAATCAATGCCACAACTCAATTATCAGATGATAAGCTAACAGCTTTAAAAGTCAAATTGATTCAAATAGGAAAAGATAGCGGTGGAAATTTTGAAAGAGTCCCAAAAAGCTTTGAAGCCATCAACTCTACATTAGACGATTTGAATCTTTCAATAGATGTATTGGAAACCTCAGTAAAAGGTGCAAAAGCAGGTTTTACAGACTTGGATGTAGTCGGTGGAGCACTTTCTAAATCTATGAGTATCATAGGTAAAGAGAAAGCAAATGTAAGCGATGTTTTAGATGTGTTTTTACAAGCAAAAAATATTGGAGCTGGAGAGTTCCAAGACTTTGCTAATTATATGCCATCACTCATATCTTCAGGAAAAGCACTGGGAGTTGGATATAAGGATACTGCAGGAATATTTGCCTATATGACTACCAAAGCGGCTAGTGCTGCAGATGCTACTATGCTGATCACCAATGCATTTTCTGCATTAGGAAAATCAGATGTAAGAGATAAGCTAGCCAAAACGCTAGGGGTTTCCTTATTTGATAAGGAAGGTATGGCAAAAGACTTTGGCGATGTAGTCCTAGAGATGTCTAAAAAATTCAGTGGAATGTCAGATTCTCAAAAAGCTATATCACTTGAAACATCTGGATTTACAGATGTTCAAGCGAAGACAGCTTTTACTATGTTATTCGAAGATGCTGCTGGATTAAAAGAGATGATGGATGCGACCAATAATAGTTTTGGTGCGACACAAAGAGCATTAGATGCGACAAGCAATCCTGCAAGAACATGGGGAGAAGTGATGGATAGAGTGTCTGCAATCCTTGTAAAAGTTGGAGATAAAGTTCTTCCAATAGTAGATATCGGAGTCAGAGGTTTGATATCTGTCCTCAGCTGGTTTGATAATCCTTATGTACAGTCTGCATTGCAAGGAATTGCGAATTCGTTCATGATCTTATGGACAGTACTGAAGTATCCAATTATGGCAGTCGTAGCTCTTACTGTAGCTTTTGCAGCATTGAATTTTGTCTTTGCAATCAGTCCGTTAGGTTGGATTGCAATTGGATTTGTGGCTATTGTCACAGCTCTGACAATGGCATGGGAACATTCAGAAATATTCAGAACTACACTCATTGGGTTATGGGATGATATTAAGGGTTTTGGTGGAGCTATTAAAGAATATATTTTAGATAAAATCGAAAGCTTTTTATCAGTAATTGGAAGAATAGCTTCGGCAGTAATGAAGCTATTCAAAAAAGACTTCAAAGGAGCTCTCGCTGAAGCAAAAGATGATGCAAGTAACCTTGCCAGCATAAATCCAATTTATATGAGATATAGAGGTGGTCAAGGAATGTTTGAGCAAGGAAAACAATCAGCAATTCAGTTTAATTTAGGATTTAGTGCAGGTAAAAAGAATGAAGAAAGTGCTGGTGGTTGGTCTATGATGAGCAATATTGCTACTGCTGAAAATCAAAATAAAACTACAGATAAAACCACCACAGATAACACTACAGATACAAAAGTAAATGCTGACAGTTCTGGTTCAGGAGGTGGTGGAGGAAAAACCATCACCATGCATTTGGATTTTAAGCAGTATTTCAGCGTTGGAAAAGATTCTGGTGGTGATATCATGAAAATAGCTAACAAGGTAATAGAGGTGGTAAATGACAGATTGAGAGACGGTTTAATAGCACTTGAATAATGGCAAATACAACTTTCAATATCTCGGAATTATATGAAGCTGCTTTCGGTTTGGGAAGGAGTCGATTGCCTATGAAATTTGAAACTTCATCTGAAGATACTTCTGATAAAGATTTCACTTTTAAAATATCTGAAGAGCCTAATAAGGACTCCATTATAAAGTTTGATATCCCTGTAATAAATGATTTAGAACAGGCTAATGAACAGAGCTCATTGGGTACGCCCATACTTTTTCCTATCACTTTTGAAGGTCGAAAATATAATATTTACGATCAAGATGGAAGAATCGTACAAAAGGACATGAAAACATTTAGACTCCCAATCAGTACGATTTGTGAGTTTAGTTTATCAAAGATAGATACTATCACACCACTTTCTGGAGGAGTAGGTTCTGTCAAAGAATTATATGGTTTTGGAGATTGGAATATCAATATAAAAGGACTTTGTTTTCCCGATCCTTCACA